TTTCCGGGGATCGATCCGCGAAGATTCCTGACTGTTAAAGAGCGGCGGGTCTCTTGAGGCCCTTCGCAGTGGCTGTGTGTCGCTGCGATGGGAGAAATATAGGCACTCCCATATTTAGTGTCAATGGGTATTCCCATAAATTTTGAATCTCCCGTATTCCTGGTCGCAAAAAAGCCCGCGCTTGGCGGGCTTCGGATGACGATCGTGCTATCTACACCGCCTGTTGTACCAAGTCAGAGCCACAGTATCGGCACTTCTTGGCTGCGGCCTTGATGGTTTCCGCGCAGAACGGGCATTCCTTGTTCGCGGCAGCGGCAGCAAGATCCTCGGCGTAAGTTGTAGTCTCGACCGGACGGGCAGTGTGGATGGCGGGCTTGTTGAGTGCCCAGATGAAAGCCGCAACCCAGCCGATAAAAGTCCAGCCGGCGAGGAGGTTTAGCGCGAAGATCGGCGTGGCCTTGGGGTGCTCGCCAACGGCGCAAATTGTCGGGTAGAAGTACAGCGCGATCGCGCTGGGAAAGAAAACGATACTTGCGACCATTGCAAAGCCGTTGGTGCCGCTCCCGATCAGGTAGCTGACCAGGCAAACAATCCCGAGCAGAATCAGGCCTACGATCTTCATTGGATCCCTCCATCAATTGAGCTCAGATTTTACCATTCGTGGCTGTGCGCCACCATTGGCGTGAGAGAGGGGGAAGGGGAGGCATGAAAAAGCCCGGCGCTGGGCCGGGCATTAGTTCTGTTCTCGCCACTCTTTTGCTAAGTGAGCCAAATATCGCATAACTACATTGTTTCTTGCTTGTTCATGAGCGTCCGGCCAGAAGAACGCAAGAATCAGATAGTGATCCTCCTCAAGCTCCCCCTGTACGTACACCAATGCCGCGTCCTCGTGAGGTTTCTTAAAGTCGCACACTCGGTAGTATTGAGCGCAGTCTTGGCGAAACCTGCCTGGCGGAAGCTTTATGTGGATGTGGGACAGGTGAGCGTTGAGTGCTGCTTGAGGCTGGGTGTAGGGAGCGTCTCTGCCAAAATACACGGGCGTTCTGGTTTGTCTCGATTCTATGTAAGCCAGAAAGTCAGATGCAATTTTTGCGGATAAGCCAGGATACTTTTTATCAATCGGCTCGAAAAATTCTGCGAACGTCGCCTGATGGAAGCTTACAGAAGCCATTTTCTCCCTTAGGCGATATGCGCCAAGCGGGCATTCGTAAAACTCGCCAGCTCTTTCAATCCATTGAAATTTACTTCTGTGTCTATGTAATCAGGCATACGAGTAGCTTGACGATGGAGGCTGTCGAGCTCAGAAAGCCTGGCGCGAGTTCCGGCGACAACGCGCCGAAGCTTTAGGTGGTCAGCGGCTAACTGCACTGGTGGTTGCGCGCTCTTGAGAGCAGCCTCTAAGGCTCGAGTTGCGTTTAGCAACTCTGCTACTCGAGAAAATTCTGGATGAGCAATGTTGTCGCGTTTGAGGCAGGCTCTTAAAGCGCTCGCAAATATTCCATCAAGCTCAGACCAACCTTCAGCTAATTCCTTTAGCTCTTTCCGCATTGCCGCAAGCTCCAGATGGTTGCATTCCACCTCCAAGCGAGGAGTTGGGTTCTGATGTGTTGCAGCTTCGGAGTAGCTACCCATCAAAGCGAGAGCTGCAACCATCATCTGTGATGCTGCTGCGCGATAATCCACGATGAGGATCTCCAAATTTAATAACAACCGGATAGTCGCTTCACAGCGAGAAAATCCCGGATCAGTCGTTAGACGTTTACCTTTTTGGAAAACGTCACACGCAGTGATCATACGGCAGTTTATTTTTTTTTCCGATGGAATCCGATGTGCGCCATGACCGCGTGTCGGTGTAAGAGATCTCTTACACGGATGAACAGCCCTAGGTTCTCCGCGGCCTGCACGAAAGTTTCGAGCTGCGGGAGCGAGCTATCGGGCAATTAAGCCAATAATCGGCTTTGGTCAATTTATTGAAAAATATTTGATCAGGACGTGATGGCAGCCAGGCTTCAACGGCGGAAGTGTCAATTTATGGCAAATATCACTATCGCGAGTACATCGCCCACCAAAACACATGCCCCAGGATCGAGATCTGCTGCTCCTGGATCTGCTGAAATGTGTAGTCCTCGTCCGGATGTTCGTCTCTGTTGAAGCTGCGCAAGCGAATACCGATCGGGATCCGGTAGACCTGCTTCACGCGAAGCTGACCGTTGTGGTTGATGGCGTACATCTCGCCGTCGACGATATCGCTCAGTGAGTTTTTCCCCACGTTCACGCCAACTGTGGCGCCGTCGCGCAACACAGGCATCATGCTGTTGCCGCCAACCTTCACGCACTTCGCGTTGCTGAACTGAACGCCGTTGTGGCGCAGATCCTTCTTGTTGAAGCGGAGGCGTGAGTTAGCGTTTTCCTCAATCGCAAACCTGCCGGATCCGGCTGCCAGCTCCACTTCATGGAGGAAAGGGACGTAGACCTCGTCATCATCGAGTGGAGTTTCGTCATCCCAGGTTTCGATGGTGCCAAGTTTCACGCTGGGCTGGATGCGTTCAGCCTGATGATCAGGCACACCCTTGAGCATGTCACCGACACCTTCAGCCAGCCACATCGGGGACACGCCACATACAGAGGCGATCTGAGCTGCGAAGGCGGTAGCCTTCGATTTCCCCCTCTCCAAATCGGAGATCGAGGTTTGCGTGAGTCCAGCGCGCTCAGCAAGCTCAGTCTGATTGAGCTTGGCGTGGCGGCGGGCGATTTTGAGTCGTTCTTTGAATTCCATCCGCGAAGTATTACGGGCGCTCCCATACCCTTGCAAATCGGTGTTCCCATAACCTACTATATGGGTATTCCCGTATGGAGGGGCATCATGAACGCAATTTACAAGGGCCTCGTTGACTACTTCGGCACCCAGGAGGCCACCGCCGAAAAGCTCAAGGTTGATCAAAGCACCGTTTCCGGTTGGGTTCGGGGGAAGCACGGCATGTCTCCGGTTATTGCCAAACGAGCGGAGGCGCTGACCGAAGGTGCTTTCAAAAAAGAAAACCTGTGCCCGTCGTTTCCTTGGGCCGAGATGGCCGCCTAAGCGACATCCCTGTCCGCCAATCCGTTGAAGCCAGATTAAAAGAGAGCAGTCCCCATGGAAACGTCCAGTCCAAGACACACCGTACAAACCCGTGATCAGGTGCTGGTCGCTCATGCTCAAAACCAGATCGCGCGTACCAGCCTGAGCCAAGATGACTTCGCTCAGGCTCTGAGCCGTGAGCTGCACCTGTCGATTCCAGATCGCGCCAAGAAGAAGGAAGTGCCTGACTTCAATTCGCCCGAACTGACAGGCGAAGTCGGCGAGTTTGTGAAGGCAACCGGCCGCTGGCTCAAGCGTGTACAGCGCTGGCTCAACGGCGATCAGGAAATGCCGTCCTGGCTTGAAGAGTCGTGGGTAAACGCTCTTGAGCCTGAGTTCCGCGATCACTGCCTGAACGAGTTGGCCAGCCGTCATGGCTTGACCGGCGCCCGCCAGATGATCAGCGACCAATGTGCGAACAAAAGCTTCGGCGCGCTGATCCGCGCCCTGGGCGATGTGATCGACACCGGCAGTGAAGTTTTTGACGACCAAGTGATGTGCGAGCAGGACATGCCGCACTTGCCAGCGTTCGCCAAGCAGTGTCGTCAGGTTGAAGCAAAGGCGGGGGAGTTGCGCCGTAAAGCTGAGGCGTTGATCAACGGAAAGCCAGCACTGAAATCTATCGCCTGAATCCCAGGCACAAAAAAGCCGGGATTGCGCCCCGGCTGATTCGTTAACACCTGATGAGGCTGATTATGCAGAGCCATCCCCAATTCAGCAATACCCCAACCAATGTCGCGACACGTTTTTCGAGTTCTGAAAACGTGTCGCGTACCACCATGTCCTCCCGCGAGATCGCCGAACTGACCGGAAAGCGTCATCCGGATGTGAAGCGAGACATCCAAGCGATGGCGAAAGACCTTCTGGAAGATGTGAGCAGTTTTGCTCACATCTATCTGGACGGGATGAACCGCCAGCAGACCGAATACCTTCTTGACCGCGAGCATACCGACTGCCTGCTGACCGGCTACAGCGCCGCGATGCGCATGGCGGTCATCAAGCGCTGGCGGGAACTGGAGGAGGGAGCCGGCAAGGTCATCGCCACGCTTCCGAACTTCGCGGATCCGGTCGCCGCGGCCCGTGCCTGGGCTGATCAAGTCGAGCAGAAGCAGGTCGTCGAGCAGGCCCGCCTGCAGCTCGCAATCCAGGTCGAATCCCAGGCCTCGAAAATCCACTCCATGGAGAACCTGTTCAAGGAGGGGATGACCCATACCCAATTCTGCAAGGGCCTCAATGGGGTCAACGTCATGCAAGTGGGCAAATTCCTCGAAGGCCGCAACTGGCTCTACAACGAGAGCAAATCCGGCCTGCGCTTCCGTGTGGCGTCCTACGCCCGCGACAAGTACATGACCGAGCATCAGCACGAAGTCACTCCCCACGGCCGCGAGCCGTTCGTTTCCTTCACGCCGATCCTGCTGAAGAAGGGCGCCGTGCGCCTCTACGACCTGTACCTGGCCGGCGAGCTGCCCATGAAGAAGAACTGGAACGGGCTGTTCACGCACGATAAAGCACTCAAGGGGGCCGCATGATGGCCAGATCCAGAAATATCAAACCGGGGTTTTTCTCGAACGAACACCTGGCTGAAGTAGATTTTGCAACGCGTCTCCTGTTTATCGGCATGTGGACTGAGGCCGATCGGGAAGGGCGCCTTGAGGATCGCCCGCGCCGCCTGAAAATGGCCCTGTTCCCGGCCGACAATGTCGACATCGAAAAGATGCTCGCCGACCTGGATCATTTGGGATTCATCACGCGGTACACCGTTGGATCATTCAAGGCTATCCAGATCGTGAACTGGTCGAAACACCAGAACCCTCACGTCAAAGAAGCCAAGAGCATCATCCCTGAAATGCCCGTTCTAGAGACGTCGGAAGGTGAGCATGGTGCAAGCACGGTGCAAGCACCAGACAAGCACAGTTCTTTCCCTGCTGATTCCCTCTCTCTTGATTCCGGATTCCTGATTCCTGATTCCCTCACTCCGTCGCAGGCTCCGGTGGTGACCGAGGACCTGTTCCCGAAGTTCTGGAAGCTCTATCCGCGCAAGGTAGGGAAGGACAAAGCCGAGAAGGCGTGGGCGAAGCTCAAGGTCAATCAAGCGCTGTACGACGTGATGGTCGCAGCTCTGTCCAAGCAGGTCTTGACGCCTGACTGGACCAAGGAGCGGGGCCAGTTCATCCCGCATCCTGCGACGTGGCTCAACGGCAAGCGCTGGCAGGACGAGATCCCTGACGTGCCAACCAACGTGCACCCGTTCCCGCAATCCCGGCACACCGGCTTCGCTGAGCGCGATTACAAGGCCGGACTGATCCAGCGGGAGGATGGCACCTATGCATTCTGAACAGGTTCAAGTCGCCCCCGAACTGCCACCAGGTACTCGCATCCAGCCGGCCGAGTGCGAAACACACGGTTCCTACGATCAAAAGGTTTATGCCGTGCTGGGCCGCGAGCTCAAGAGCGGTTGCCCCGATTGCAGTCGCATCCGCAGCGAGGAAGATGCCGAGCGCCAACTGGCGCAGGAAGCAGCATTGGCTCGCTACCACATGGCGGAGAAGCTGGGAGCCGCGTTGATCCCCAAGCGTTTCGCTGGCAAGACCTTCGCCGGTTACATCGCCAAGACCACCGAGCAGCAGAAGGCGCTGAAGACCTGCATGCGGTACGCCGCTGAGTTCAAACAGATCTCCGCCGCTGGCCGCTGCCTGTTGCTGCTGGGCAAGCCTGGCACCGGCAAGACGCATCTGTCGGTCGCGATCGCCAACGAGATCATGGCCACCTCCAGCGCCACGGCCGTGTATCGCACCATCGGATCGATGCTGCAGGCCATCCGCGCGACTTACGACCACACCAGCGACCAGAGCGAGAGCCAGATCCTGTCGAGTCTGATCAGCCCCTCCCTGCTGATCCTGGACGAGATCGGCGTGAGCAAGGAGAAGCCAAGCGACTTCGAGCTGACGACCTTGTTCTCGATCATCAACGGACGGTACGAAGAGCTCCGGCCCA